GCAGGAGAATTTAATCCCGACGCGAAGGCCGCGTACTTTAAGCAGCCCGCAATTTCCGACCGGCTGAATAATTTAAACCACAAGCCCACACCTGAGCCGATGTCGGACGACGCTGTGGACCAGGCGTGTTTTAAATCCTACCGCGACGACAGCGGGCAGATTAATAATATCAAGGCTTGGATAGAGGCGGGAAGACCCGCACCGGAGAAGAACCGATGATCCTCGAAGCCCTCCTGCTCTTCTTCACCGCTGCCGCGGTATTCTTCGCCCTGCGCGCCCTTCAGGTTTGGATACTCAAATGAGCAACGACGACAATGACCCGCTTGCCTCCTACGGCCAGTGGAGGCCTCTGAGCTCGTCCAACCTTGACGCCTACCGCTACGACCCCGAGACCCGCGACCTCTACATCCAGTTTCATGGCGGGCGGATCTATCGTTACTACAATATTAGTCAGGAGATGGCAGATAGCTTGGGCTCGGCGAGCTCACCCGGCGGGTGGTGGCATGCTAATCTCAAGGGAGCCCCGTTCTCTCGTGAGTGACAAGGAGCAGACCATCGCGGAGATGATGCGCTACCCCGTGCTGGCGCACGCCACGCTGTTCAAGCATCGCCACCCGGCCCCGACCCCCGCCTTTCACCACGAGATCGTCCGGCTGTGGCACGGCACCCACCCGCAAGTCTTGATCCAGGCGTTCCGCGGTGCTGCTAAATCAACTTTAGCGGAAGAGGCGATCTTAATTCAAGCGCTGCTGCGCAGCTTTCATAACGCGATCATTTTAGGTGAGACCTACGAGCGCGCGGTCGAGCGGCTGCGCAGCATCAAGCATGAGATCGAGACCAACAATCTCATCGAGCAGCTGTTTGGAAATCAAGTTGGACCCATTTGGTCCGAGTCTAAGATCGTGCTCAACAACGGAGCAATCATTCAAGCTTTCGGGCGTGGTCAAAGCTTGCGAGGAAGCAAACATCTCGACTACCGCCCGGATCGTTGCTTCGCCGATGACATCGAGAATGAAGATAGTGTGATCAGCCCGGAGGCGATCGAGAAGACCAAGACCTGGCTGCTGGCCACTGTCTTACCCGCACTCGAGCCGGGCGCGTTGATCCGCATCAACGGCACGCCGCTGCACCCCCGCTCCGTTATCTGTCAGCTGGCGGCAGATTCCGGCTGGACCACGCGTGCTTATCCGATCCTCTCGACCGACCCCGAGACCGGCGCGGAGCGCTCGATCTGGCCGGAGCGCTTTCCCTTGACTGATATCCGCAAGAAGCGCGATGACTACCACCGCATGGGGATGGCGCATACGTTTGCACAGGAGTTCTTATGCCAGGCGGAGGACGCGAGTACAAAACTGTTCACGGATACTTTAATCCGTGTCGAGCCGACGGTGCGCACCTGGCACGCGGTTTATGCGATGGTCGACCCGGCGAGATCAGTGAAAGCTACATCCGCCTCGACCGGGATCGCGGTCTGGTCCTGGCTGTCAAACCGCCTGATTGTGTGGGACGCCTACGCTGGCTTCTGGCAACCCGACCAGATCGTGTCGGAGATTTTCAAGATCGACACGACCTACTCCCCGGTGTTGATCGGGATCGAGCGTGACGGGCTGGAGGAGTTCATCCTGCAACCTTTACGTCACGAGCAGCTCAAGCGCGGCTACTCAATCCCCATACGACCGCTCAAAGCCCCGGAGGGTAAGCTGTCCTTCATCGGCGGGCTGCAGCCGTACTTTAAGGCGGGTGAGGTAGTTTTTGCCAAGGAGTGTCCACAGGCGCGTGAACAGTTCTGCAATTTCCCCTCCGGCCGTATCGATATTCCAAATGCGCTTGCCTACGCGCTCAGTCTCCGCGGCGGTCAGCCCGTGTATGACAATTTCAATGACACGCACGTTGCGTTCGAGCTGGTCGCCCATCCCAAGCCTGCCTACCTCATGCTCAACACCGACAGCCGTTGCACGACCGCCGTTGTGTTGCAACTCAACGATGGCTCTGTCCACATCCTGGGTGACCGGGTGCGCGAGGGCGAGCCGGCGAGCACCTTGCACGACATCATCACGGAGTTGACAATCGAGACCGGCAGGAGCACCCTGCGGGTGCTCCTGCCGCCGCTTCACTTTACGGATTACAGCCCCCACGGCCTGCGCGCCGCTTGCAGGTTCATTCCCATTGCCTGCTCGCGTGGCGGTGACCCGGCGGTTGGCCGGCAGGAGCTGATGAGCCTGATGAACCGGCTGGCGCACGGCCGGCCGTGCCTGCAAGTGGCGTCAACCGCGCGCTGGACCTTGAACGCGCTCGCCGGCGGCTACTACCGCGAGATTGCCCGGAGCGGGCAGATCATGCCGGAGCCGGCGACCAACCCGTACCGGGTGCTGATGGAGGGGATCGAGAGCTTCGCGGCGATCCTCAAGTCGGCACGCGCCAACGAGGAGGAAGATGTAAACTGGGCATACACAAGCGATGGGAGGAAGTTTATCAGCAGCCGGCCAGCTCCCACCCCACTGCCGGCACGGCGATGAGCGCCTGCGCGACCTGCATCTACTGGGACGTGTTTGCGTCCGACGCTAGCAAGGGGCTCTGCCGCTTCGGCGCCCCGGCGGTGTCGAGCTTCGTGAGCGGGCAGAGCTCGGTGCTATGGACGACCACCGATGCCAGCGACTGGTGCGGGCAATATGCCTCCGCGCCGGTGCCGCCACCGCCGTTAATGCCGGTGGTGAGCGGGGTTGCCGCTAGCCAGCCCAACATCACGGTCAATGCCGATACCATGCTCGGTTGCGGGTTGATCACTGGCTTCTTCGTCACCCCGGTGCGCACCGGGCGCATCGCCGCCATCATCTCCGGCACGCTGACCAGCAGCACCGCCAACGCGCAGATCAATATCACCGGCCGGCATGGCACCGGCAGCGCGCCTGCTAATGGCGATGGTGCGAGCGGTCAGCTGTGGGCAACAACCCAGCATTATTTCGTGTCGTCCGCCAAGGATGTGCACGGCTTCACCGTGCTCGGCGGTAACCCTAATCTTGCCCTCAACGTGCCGGTCTGGTTCGACCTCTCGGTGGCGTCACCGGCCGGCGGGGTGACGACGATTGCTGATATCCAAAGCCTTTTGTTCGAGTTATAAGCGATTATGGACGACGAGCCGGAAGACGAGCTGCAGGACATCCTCGCTGATGCGGTCGAGGAGGAGGCGCGCGGCGTGCCGCGGCGCGCCGACATCTCGCGCCGACCGGCGGTCAAGGACGAGCTTCTGGAAATTTTTAAGAAGGTCGAGGAAGGGTACAGAGATCAATGGAATCGATCCAACGACCAGCAAGACTGGTGGGATATCTACAACTGCATCCTCACATCTAAACAGTTCTACACCGGTAAATCGAAGATATTTGTTCCTGTCGTGCACAATGCTGTCAATGCTCGGAAAACCCGGTTTACAAATCAAATTTTCCCGCAAGCAGGGCGATACGTTGAAGTCACATCAAGTGATGGAACTCGCCCTGATGCCCTCGCGTCGCTGCTTGAGCATTACGTAAGGAAAGCCAAGCTGCGAACGAAGGTGATGCCCGCTTTGACAAAAGCGGGAGATGTAGAGGGTCAGTACAACATCTACGTCAGCTGGTGCAAGCGCAAGCGGCATGTCACTTGGCGCTCGGCAGCATCTCCGGAGCTGATCGAGGGCACTGGTATGCCCAACCCGGCGACCGAGCCCATAATAGATATCCGGCACACGACAGTCGAGGCGGCGCATCCGGAGGTGGAGGTGCTGGCGGACAGTGATGTCCTCATCCTGCCGGTGACCGCGGATGACATCGACGAGGCGCTCGATGAGGGTGGCTCGGTCACCATCATTCGCCGCTGGACGAAGCAGAAAATCCAGCAGATGATCGACGAGGGCGCGATCCGCAAGGATGCCGGCAAGGAATTGCAGGACCGCTTGCAGCAGAAGGTTGCGCCGGAGAACATCAACACAGCAAAGACACTGGCCGATGCGGCGGGCATTAAAGGCATACAAGGCGCGCGTCACGCGTTGGTGTATGAGACTTTCACCAAGCTGGAGATCAAGGGCGAGCGGTTGCTCTGTCAAGCGTTCTACGGCGGTGAGCAGCGGATTTTGGGTGCAAGACGCAACCCGCTCTGGAGCGACCGAGTGCCGTTGCTATCTGTGCCAGTCGAGAAGGTAGGCGGATTATTTAAAGGACGCAGCAAGGTAGCCGACGTCTGCGACTTGCAGTATGCCGCCAACGACGCGGTCAACCTCGCGTGGGACAGCGCCGGCTACAGCATGTTGCCGATTGTGATGACCGACCCGGAGCGCAACCCGCGTACCGGGTCGATGATCATGAGCATGGCGGCGGTGTGGGAGACGAGCCCCAAGGACACGCAAGTCGTGAACTTCCCGCCATTGTGGAAGGATGGCTTCGCGCTCGTCAACGAGTGCAAGCAGGAGGTGAGCCAGACCTTGAGCGTGTCGCCGGCGGCGATCACCGCCGGCACGCCTACCGCGCAGAGGGGCAAGACGAATCAGGCGCAGATTGCCCAGGAGCAGCAGATCGACATCCTCAATACCGCGGACAGCGTGACCGTGCTGGAAGAGGGAATACTGACCCCGATGTTGGAGCTATTTATCGAGCTTGATCATCAGTACCGGGATCAGGAGATAACCATTCGCGCGTTCGGCGAGCTAGGTCTGCGTGCGGCCATGGAGCAAATTCCACCCGTGCAAATGGATCAGCGCTATCAATTCCGCTGGTTCGGGGTGGAAGCGGCGCGCTCGGCCCAGCAGATACAGCAGGGCATTGCGGCGATGAACGTTGTGCGCGGCATACCTCCACAGCAGCTCAACGGCTACCAGATCAATCTGGTTCCGATCATTACACAGTTGATGGAGAACACCTTCGGGCCGCGGCTCGCGCCGCTGGTGTTCGTGGGACCGGAGCAGCAACTGCCGGTGCCGGTCGAGCAGGAGAACGCGTTGCTGGCGGAAGGCTTCGAGGTGCCGACCCACACCATGGACGATGACCAGCAGCACATCCAGGCGCACGCGCAGCTGATGCGCTCGATCCAGATGTCGGGCGAGGGTAAGAACCTTAAGAAGATACAGACCCACATCTGGCGGCACATGCAGCAGGCACAGGCGAAGCAGCAGGCGCAGATGCAAGCGCAGCAGGCAATGCAGCAACAAGGTCAGCCGGGCATCCCGGGTGGGCAGATGGGCGGTCAGCAGCAGCCGGGGGTCGCCGGCACGCCGCGCATTGGCGCGCAGCCTGGCGCGCCGCGTCCACAAGGGCCGCCGGGAATGATCCCGCCGGATCAATTACGCGATCCCCGCGTGATGCCGCGTAGGGTGGGGTGATGTTAGGGACCGGCGACAATCCTGCCAGGGGTTCGGGGGGCTGGGGAAATATCCAAGCAGTGGGTATGCTTGTCGCCGGCGCAGCAATCCTAGTCCTGCTCGCGGTCTTTGTCATCTATTCCTTTGCGGTCAAGGAATGGTGCGAGGCGCATAAAGGGTCGTGGAACAATCAGATATGGGGGGAAACGGATTTAAGCGACAATCTGGGCGACTGCGTGCGCCACAAGAGCTGGTTCAGCCTATGAGGGACGTGGCTTATCGAGCGCCTGGCAACGATCAGGTGATCCTGGGACTGGAGCGCACGCTAGAGCGCGCCCGTTTGGGCGCGATCCGCGCCGCGACCGTGATCATCTGCGAGCATATGAGTACCGAAGCAGCTTATTTTGGCGACGAGAACGCGCGCATTAACATCAATTTTGGGATCGACATGCTCAAGCGCGCCATTATGGATGATGTGGCGCGCACGGGGAACAAAGACGCACCGGCGAATCAGGTTCTTTATGATTTCAATAAAGACCCGATCTCGTTCGATTTTATCCCATGGCTGGCGACTGCCGAGATGGCGCGCCGGCGTGAAGGCGCGTCGGCACCGTTGAACGTCTCATTTGTGGCCAAGCCGCCGAGCATCATGACGCCGCATGATAATAATCCGTTCATCGATAGCGTGATCCGGCCAGCCGTGACGTTGTTCGGTGCGGTCGAGAATACTGAATCACAAAAGGTCCGGCATCCGTTTTTTGTCGGCTTGCGTGACGTCGGGCGTGCGCATGCGAACGGCGAGGAGGTGCCGCAGCTTGTCATCCCGCAAGAAGCTGCTGCTGTGATGCGCACCTCCTTGCAGGGGCGCAATCCGGTGACGATCACGCTGCGCGAGAGCGAGCGGCATCCGCAGCGTAACAGCAACCTTGATGAGTGGTATAAATTCGCGATGTGGTTGTGTGAAAGCGGGGAAGATGTGGTTTTCGTGCGTGATACGGCCATGGCTCATGAGACTATTCCGGGATTTGCGATCTGCCCGGAGGCGAGCACGCACTTGCATACGCGGGCGGCCTTGTACACGCAGGCTAAGTGTAACTGTTTCGTTGCAAATGGTCCGTTCGCGCTTGCCATCCATACGCAAGTGCCGTGGCTTTTGTTCGCTTCGGTTGGTGCCGATGATCCGGAGGAGTGTCACAAGCCGGAGAACTGGCATATGGTGATGCCAACCAACGGCGAGGGTCAGTTGCCATGGGCGACCGCCCGGCAGCGGGTCATCTACGAACCGGATAAGTTCGAGGCTATGCGCGCCGCTTATGAAGCGTTATACTTATAACCAAATCAGGAGGTAGACCCCATGAATACTGGCGCAGTTTGGGCCGTCGCTGATGGTCAAACCCTTATGTTTGCATCATTGATGGGTGAGCGTAGCCCGGTGCCGGTCGGCGTCTCGTTTGCACTCGATCCGCTCGATGCGCACAACATGCTGCTGACGCTGCTTTG